AGCGCGAAAGCTGCAGCTTGAGCATATGAAGATGTTGGATCGATCAGAGTTCTGACCTGATCTTGTTTGTCGATCAAATCTGCATACTCATAATCTACCATAGACACTCTACGTCTTGCGTGAGGCGTATCTAGTTGAGGAGTATCACCGTGTCTTGAAACTCTTTTCTGCGCAACGGCAGATCCGACTTGTTCAAAGAACGCGTGCTTCCCAACGATAGTTTCCGCATCAACACTATTTCGTAGAAGAGAGCCTTTTTGCTGGCTAAGCATTTGCACGTTGTTCGAATACTGTTGAACAAATGCAGTAGTTATTTGAGAACTCATAATAAGTTCCTCCTCTATTGGTTGATTGATTTAATCGTTTTGATTTTCCGTATAAACGGATCTCGACTTTGCGTTTATAGTCTGCAATTAGACTTTTTTTCTAGCGGTCTTGCGATTATCGCTTGAAATCTGTTTTACCCAGTTAAAATATTTAGTTGCTACATCAAGAGGATCTTTTCTTTCGTACTCAGGTCCAAACTCTGTAGCAAGTCTTAAACATTCTAATCTGATTTCAATATCTGAAATATTCTCTGTTGGTTCAAATTTTTCGTTAGCCATTTAGCTGCTCTCTTAATTTGAATACTCTATCAACAGTTTTAACGTGATTAGGATGTGTCTTATTCCAATAAGGTGATCCGTCCTCAGTCAACTCAGATATTTCTTTTTCAATATCACTTGCAGTTTGATAACCAGTACCTTCGCCTTTAATTATCTCATCTTCAGATAATTTATCAGCAAGCATTGAAAAGGCTTTAATTACCTCAACACTATCACCTAGTCTTGTTCCGTCTTTAAGAACCGTATTATTAAGCATTTCGTTTCCTAAAGTTTCTGTTGCAAGTTTTTTAGCTTGGTCCAATCTCTTTGTATAAGTTGGTCCAAACTCTTTTTTAAGATCTGTCATAGCTTCAGTTTGTTTTGATTCAAACAATTTTTGATTATCTACTTCAGCCTGCGTATTCATTTCATTATAAAACTTAATGATACGTTCTGCTTGCTTAGGTAATAATCCAATTCTATGCGCAGTCTCGTTAAAATTTTTAAGTTGGTCAGCGTTAATTTCTTCTTCGCTAAAAGAATATTTATAATCTTCAGGTTTAGCAGGTCGTCCTAATTTAGAATAAACCTCTTCCCAATCTTCATCTGTTGCCATTTTATTTGGTATAGCAACTTTATTAGCGCCAACTAATCTTTGAGCTGAAAGATAAGATTTAACGAAATCATCCATACTGGTAAAATTCGCTAAAGCTTTCTCATCTTTATACTTCTCAGGTATTACTTCTTTAAAATTAATTACCTTTGGTTCAGCTTCTTTTTGTTCTGTAGTAGCTTCAGCTAAAACAGTTTCTTTAACCTCAGATGTTGTCTCAGGTTGTTGAGCAACATCTTTAGGTTGCTCAGATTGCTCCACTGGAGCAGTTGTCTGATTGTCCATTATAACTCCTTAAGTTATTCTTTGTGATTGATTAAATTTTCCATAAAAACAACTAAGGATCTTTGTCCTTCGTAAAAAGCGCTTTCGTGACTATCACCTTTAACGTGCGTTGTATTATAGAAGTGTGATCTTTTTTTAAGATCTTCTAAAACCATTTTTCCTGTATCAGTATTAAAACAAGTTTTATAATTACTGATCAGTTCTTTTAATTTTTTATTGTCCTGCATTTTGTAATTCTTTAACTAGAGGAGCTGCATCTTTAGCAACTTTTGCTTCTTGCATTGCCTGCATCATTTGAGCTTGCTGAGCTTGAGCTGCTGCTCTTTGCTCTCTAATCATTTTTACTTCTTTGTCAGACTTAATCATTCTAGCTGGTAATCCAGTTATTCTAATAATTTGTTTTATTAATCCTTCTTCATCAATGTAATCTTGAACTGGAGCTATCTGACCTATCTGACCAAATAATTCTAAACCTCTCATTAAAGATTGAAGCTCTTGTCCTTTTTGAGCCAAAGCCATAGGTGATACATACTCAATATCAACTTCTTGATTAGCAAGGATTTCAGGTGCTTGTCTAAACATTTTATTTCTAAGCATTATATTAAATACTCTTAAGATCATTGGCTGAAGTAATTCTTGTTGTAGTCTTGCTAAAGCAGGACCAAGTATTCTCATCTTCTCTTCGTTTCTTTGAAGAACTTCAGTTGCAGTCATAGTTCTATTTGCTTGAACTAAAAGCTGATCAATATGAAAAGTTTTTGCGATAGCTTCTCTTCTTTGATTTTCTTGATTTAAAGTGACTGATGTTTGTTGACCAATATTTAGAGGCTCTATTCGATCTCTTGAGCCGCTTCTATAATAATTTAATGAACCAGCTGACATTCTAATTGGTGAAAGCATACTATCATCAGGAACTAATAATGGTGGATCTACTTGCTTAGCAGCTGCTTTCATAGCAGTTTCAACCATTTTATTTAAAACTTTTACATCAGGCAGCGCATTCATCGCTGGCGATCTTCCGTAAATTTCTGTTGAAGCTTTTAAATATCTTGGAACAACATAAGGCATTTCGTTAAATCCGCCGATATTAATTATGTGTCCTGAGCCATATTCAAAATATACACTTTGAAAAGGCATATTCTTTTTATCTAATTTATTTTCATTATAGATAGATCTAGGTCTAACAACGTGAACAAGTTCAACTTCTTCAAAAGGTTCTTTTTTAAATAATGAAACTATCTCTCTGCTAAAATTTTCTAAACCAAACTTATCTACAGCTGCTCCAACTGGCATTTTAAATCTTCTATAAACAGTATCAACAAATCCTCTTTTGTTTTCTTGGATATAAAATTCTTTAATATGTCTTGAAGAAAATCTTACAATATCGTTTTCATCTTCTTCGATCATTAAGCAAGAAGTTCCAAACGTAATTAAATCGTGATATGTTTCGAACACTTCTTGTTGAAAGTTAGATCTTCCAAATGCTAGATACATTTTATCTGTAGAATCTTCTAACCATTCTTTTGCCTCATCACTTTCGTTAAGAACATTTTCTTTATATCTCATAGCAAACCAACGATTTGCTGAGCTAGTCAACATACCTTGCAAAGATGCTGCCAATAGTTCTAGAGCGTGAATAGCCGTTGCATCAAAAATTTGTATATTACGTTTGTCGCCTCTTGCTCGTTCTTTTGTGATCTCTGCTTTTCTAGGTTGCATATAGTCTGCGCACTCTTGCCAATGGCTTTCCCAAGTTGATCGCTTATCCATAAGCCTAGATAGGTTTGACTTTAGTTCTTGAGCCAATTTTTTAAATTCGTCTGATTGCATTATCCGCCTAATAAAGTTTTCTTAATTTCTTCGTCTGCAAGACCTTCAGATGATGTAAGGATAGTTCCCATTCTTCCTCGTCTCTTTGAAGAAAGTCTATATCTCTCAATGTCATCTTTTTCTTTTGTCAATCGTCTTTGTTCAGCTTCAGCTTCTCTTCTTCTTCGATCAGCTTCTTGCCTTTGACGTTCTGCTTCTCTTCTTGCTGAACCATCGTCTCGATTGCCGCCCATAAATCCGCCCATAATTAGCCTCCTAGTAATGTTGGTTTATCTGTTGTTGCTGCAGTCTCTTCGTAGTCAGGTGTAGTTAGAATAGTAGATCTTCGACCTTTTCTATTACTTTGCCTTCTACGCATATCTTCAGCTTCTTGTTGTCGTCTAGCCTCATCCTCTAAATTTGGAACTTTGCTATCGTCAGGCATTTCCAATTTTGGTGGTGGTGGTATAGAAATTTTTGGCATTAAAAAACTCATATCTTAAATCCTTTATCGTATTCAGTTTGTCTTAGTTTGATGTTAATAAATTTTTCATTTTCTAAACCTGTCGCTAAAGTTCGAAGCGCATCGTTAAAATGGCTCGACCAGTCGTGGTTAGGTTTAGCAGAATATAAACGATCTTTTTCTTTATACTTTCGATGATAATGTCGAAGAGCATTTATAAACTTTGTGCAGTTATCTACGTCGATATAGCATCTAGGAAGCAGCATTTTAACTGCGTGAATACCATCCTCGATACTGAGCTTTGGCGCAATCTTAAATTTTAATCCTAATTGGTAAGCTACTTCTCTTCTTGTTTTACCTGTTGAGAAGTCTGTTTGTTCCAAATCGTGCGGTCCAATGTTTTCACCGTATATATAATCTTTCTCTTTGAGGACCTGAGCGTAAAAAGGAAACGCTTTATTATTGTTCTCGTAGCAGTCAATAATATTAATAGCGTGTCCAATATTTTGATAAAACAAAATAGCGGTACTATCATTAAAACCAATATCCCAAGCGGTATTAACAGGATAGCTGGGATCGTAAGGTACTCTAGCAATGCGTTTCTCATCTTCTAATTTTGAAATAAGCTCACCATAAATAGATCCTCTAACATTTCCGATAAAGCTACACTCAAATTCTTGATTGTAAGTTGCAGCTCCCATAACTTTAAAAGCAGCATCTAATTCTTCTTTATCAACTAGGTTAGTTTCACTTGCTTTAGCTTTATATAAAAACCAGTCTTTCTCTTGCTGAGCCTTTAAGTACATATCATAAAAGATATTGTTCATACCTTTAGGCGTTGAGCATAAAGACATCCAGCCTTTTCGATCAGCTATTGCAGGTCTAATCACTTCATCAATCAGCTCACGGCTAATCTGCGAAGCCTCATCACAAACATTATACTTAGTATTTGGCAAACCTTTTGTATAAAATTTTAAATAATCCCAAGCTATCTTTTTTGCTTGAGAATATGTTGGTGCTATGTAGGCAAATCTTGGTTGATGATTTTTATTCATCAGACAACATTTAATTAAGTGATTTATAAGCATCACTGTTTTGCCAAACCTACGATGACAACATAAAACTGAAAATCTATGTTTGTCTAATTCTGTATGTATGAAAGCTTGTTGCTTCCTTGGCGTATAAGGTATTGTGACTTTCATTAATGAACCGTTGGAGCTTTATCGACATTCAAGTAATTCATTTTAATTTTTCTAAATAAGTAATCTGCAAACTCAGGCAGGTCCTGCTCATCTTCAAAGCCATTAAAGACTACCATTAGCTCACCGCCATATGTAGTAAAGCTAAAGCCAGTCACTTCTTTAAACTTCTCAGGTATCTTAAATCTCTTTTTGTCTCTGTCGTTCATAGGTAAATCATCGTACTAATAGCCAGCCGCGAAAATTTGGTGGTCGGTAGCTGGCAAAAATCAAATATATTTCTGCAGACCTGAGCAATATTGCTCGTCAGGCAATCATTCGTAGCAGTAATCACATACAAAAAAACACTTCTTGGTGCTGCTTTGGTGCAGATCTGTTCTGCTCAGGACCAATACAACTATTTCTCGAACTCCTTGACGCGCGCGAGACCATTTGCGTCTGCAACTACTTGCGGACTTATATCTTTTATCTCAGGCTGCTGCCAAGTAATCTCAATCTTAGTATCTTGCACGATCTCTTGCTTATCACCATAAAGAGCTGGCAACAGCTTTTGTGCTAGCCAACGATAATGATGCAGCTTCTCTCGAAGTAAGCCAACATCTTTGATTGATGCAGTCTCAAGCTCAGTTATCATTTTATCTAAATATGTTTGGCAACCGACTTTCCTTGCCTGCGTTATTTGTTTAGCAAAGGAAGGATTAGAGTTAATCCATTTGTAAATCGTTGTCAGACTTGGATAATCTTTTTGTTCCGCAATCCGTGTCAGAGGTTTGCCTTCCATAAGTTTTTGGCAAATCTCGTTTGAAAGAGAAGTCGTCAATGTTAATGCTTTTGTCATTCCGAAACTGTTTTAAATTTTGTAGAGATCTTAACTTACCTCTTTTTGTTTTAGGACCAGTTGACAAGCCAGCGTGATTTTTACACCTGAACTTCTTACTAGTCTTGCAGTAGAAGCCTTTGGCTTTACAGCGTATTGAATAATTGGAACGTCTTGTCAGACTTTCACACTGATCCGATTTGAATTTCATATCTTGCCAATAGTCGTAGGAAATAAAAAAAAAGAGTAAAAAAAAATTTATCTGTTGGCAATACGCTTACAACAGTTAAATTATACAAGTGATTTCTTATCTGTCTATTATAATGTTTTAACTTTTTTTATAGGACTATTGAAATAATTATTTTTATTTTAGGATATAGTTATTAATTAAAGATTTTGTCGAGATTGTCAAAGTTATTTTTTAACTTAATACATAATTTATCTAGGAGTGTCTCATACCTTCTCTTGATTGTAATTCTATGAAAGCCAAAAAATCTTCCAAGCTTGGTCCACTTAAAACGATTAGCACGCAACCACAAAAGTTTTCTATCAAGGTTAGGATCATCCGATATATCTTTATCAATCATACACATAATATCTAAAGCTAAACCATATCTAGTCATTTGTCTTGGTGTTGCACGTAGAATAAGTTTTGGTCGATCGTAATATCCTATGTCTTTTCTTTCTCTGATAAAGTCTAATAGCTTATACATTGAAGGCTGCCTATTGTTGTTTGGTTTAGATACAAATCGTTCTGCATATGCTGCATCACTCAGGATCTCAACCACCTGCTCTTCTAGCTTAAGCTTTTCTTCAATTAATCTTTCGAGACTTTTTTTCATATCGTAAGGTCCACGGATACAACAGATCCGTTTCATTAATTTTATTTAGTTGTTCGTCAGGCAAATCACGTAAGAGATCTGCTAGTTCATATTGATCAAGTTTTGGATATAAATAAGTTTTCTTTGTAGCAACATTCTGAATACATCCACGCAAAGCTTTCCAGCCTTTACTTGAATTAAATTTCATAAAACCAATCTGCTTTATAAATTCTCTATGTCTTGGCATATCGAAGATTAAATACTTAGATCCTTCCTTAACTGTAATTAATGGCAAACCTTGAACTCTAATTCTTGTCATTCGAGCAAGGCTATGCTGAACCTGTTCTAAAGATAATTGGAATTGTCCTGCTATCTCAACAACTCGAATAAAGCTGTTTAAAGTTTTTACGTTGAATTGCCTGCAGCAGTGTTGATAGATCCTAAAATCATCATCCTGCAAACGCAGCTCATTTAAAACTAAAGGATCAGATAGATAAAAACTCGACATAATTCTGTTGGCGGATAAATTTATTTCCGCATTTGTTGGCTTTGATTTTTCTAATTAAATAATCTTTACTTGGACAATCAGGACCGTGAGACTTGAGAGCCATATGCTCTAAAAACTGAAGCATATTATCAGGCGATAAGTTCTTCCACTTCTTATCGCAATAAGGATAGATCCTAGTTATATCAAATCTAATAACTGGTCTAATACCTCGATGAGCTTTACTTTCATCTACGGTATAGAAGATCTCGTAATATGGTATTTCTGCTTTTACTGCTAAAAATTTATATGGTCGCCTATGCCAGTCTGATTTACCTCTAAATTGGAAATCAACATTATAGATAGTATCGGCTAAAAACAGTGGTTTTGCGCAAGCAGGACAAGTACCTATAACATCAAGATCTATCATATTTATGCCGTCGTGTTGGCTTCTATGCCAAATGCTAAAAGGCGTATCTTGAGTGGTGAAAATCTTATTTCTAGGCATATAAAAAGCTAGTAAAACCGCCACCTTATTTGTCAATAAAAATCTTTGTCAAATCTGACAATAAAGGTTGCATTCCTGCCACAATTCTATAAGAAAGTCTCATTATTTATATATGAGCAATAAGCTAAAAATTAAGTGGACTAAACCACCTCCAGCATATCTAGCCAAAGAAGGTCTAACTATGACTATGACTAATGTTAATGTAGTTTGGCACGAAGAAGATGATGTTGAAGTCACTCAATTTTTTGAATTTCCTTTACCTAAATCTGAAAATGCAAAAAGATCTTTATTAACTCAAGGCTATGATACTGCAAGAAGATCAATGCGAGGTGATCCTAATGAAGTATATCCTCAAATTTATAAGAACACTGCTAACAGAGAAGTATTCGATAAAAAATGGCATCAAGCTAAACATTTATTTTTACAAAGATCACCATTTAATAGAGCATCAAACGAAACATTTTATAATTATGTAAATTCTTTTGGTATGACACCTAAGAAATTTTCAGAAAAAACTGGTGTTGAAAATTCTGTTTTATTTAGAGAATTAAAAGGTCAAAGAAAATTATCAATTGATAAAGCAATCACTTATGCAAAAGCTTTAGGTTGTGATCCAGTTGATTTATTATTTGAAAAACAAATGTGTAAATTATGGGGATCTGTTGATTTATTTAATGTTCACGATTTAGGTAATGATAGATTTCACGAAGGACAAATCAAAGCAGCTCCACTTATTAAAGAAGGAATAAATGAAGGTGGACTTTTAGGTGATCAATTAATTTTATGTCCAAGAGATATTTATCGTCCAGAGATTAAAGCAATTCATATAAACAGTTTAGGTTCACATCTTCATAATCACTTTGCATATTATTATAGAACAGATCAATCTGATGAAGGTAATGAAAATAAAATGGTTGTTGTTGGAAGAGAAATTCCTGAGCTTGAAGATTTAGGTATGGAAACAATGCAATACTTTTTTGGAATTTTAAAAATAGAAAAAGGAAAACAAACTATAATTAATCCTGAGCCAACTGCAGAAAAAAAAGTTTTAGCTCAAGGTCCATTTACTTTTATAGCTCCAGTAGTTTCAATTATTAAAAGAGGAGCAATGAAAAGAGATCTTTCTTATTTCGAAAGTATTGAACAATCAGAAAAAATTAATGAAGCTCAAGAAACAATTTATGCAGCTCAAATGAAAGCTCAAGAAGAATTAGATAAATTATTAAGAAGTATGGATAAAAGTTTAAAAGATATATCTGCT